TTTCGTTCAATCTTTAGGCAAATCCGCCAATCCGCCAAACTATTTTCTATCCAGTATAGTATATGGACGAAATTGTGTTTGATATGAGTAGCCAGAGTGAAGGCACCCCCAGCGTCTTTACGAAAAAGGATTGGCTCTCCATCCTTGACAACCAAAACCAGAACTACCAAGGTAATCAATCCGTCCTGGACACATCACAATTAGCAAACTCCAACAAGTTTCTCAATTACCGAGAAGCGTACTTGACACTTCCAATGATTATCACAATGACCTCTACACCAACTATTGTCAATGGTACGACTGTTGTGGGCAGTATTCCTGCCCCTGCAACGGCGGCGACTTCGCAGGACTTTACGGTAGGCTTAAAAAACTGGTACGGTTCATTAATTCATTCCTTCACTTGCGACTACAACGGAACGACAATTATACAACAGACTCCGTATATCGGTCTTTGGAACACCTTTAAATTGATGACGAGTCTATCCGTTGATGACTTGACCACACAGGGTTCCAGCATTGGGTTCTTTCCTGATACGGCATCCTCAATGGGTGTGGTGGGTAATGCGAACTCCTCTAAAGGTGTGGCTTTTACTGAATGTAACAACCAGAACCTCCCCGCCTCGCTTCCCAATCTTGTCAGTGTGTTCAATGAAGGCACAGTGTTCAATGAGGGTATGTTTCGTCGCCAACTTTATACGAACATTGACCCTGATGGTATAGCGGGGAACTACGGAGCGACGTATGGACAGTTACAGCAGGGTTCTGCCCCGTACGGTGCGGGTACTGCTACTGCGAATAACTGGAACATTCTCTGGAAAGGCTACATCTTCAAAAAAACCAATGCGGTGGCTCCCTTTGCCTTGGGTGTCTATACGGGTCCAGCGACGATTAATGCGGTTTGGCAGTTGGCGATTACGGGTCAGGTGATGCTCAAGCACCTCCACGCATTTTTTGAACGGGTACCACTCTTGAAGGGTGTTTTTATGAAATTGACTCTCAACTTGAACCAGTCCAGTGTGTCCTTTACCACCACTACGGCAGACTCGGCGGGTGCGGGTTCGGCTACGGCTATCCCCACTCAAGCGACCTACAGTGCGGTCTCGGTACAGTCCCCTCTCGGTGGTGTGTCTCCGCTGATGTTGGCTCACGCTTCGGGAACGACATCCCCAGGTTCCAACTTTGGACAGGCGACTCACATTGTCTCCATCTTTGCAGGAAACAGGTGCCTCAACTCTTCGCAGAACAGCAACCCTACACTCAACCCTATCTCCAATTCGCCAATGAGCGGTTCCATCCTCTTGAACGTACCAGCCTACTCGTTCAACCCTGTCTTTGAGTCAAGTTATCTGTCCTCACCCGTCAAGAAAATTATCTATACAGATGTCTATCAATATCAAGTCCTTGGAGTCGGTGCTGGTCAAGTCTATAACAACCTTGTCACCAACGGAATTGCTAATATTAAATCCGTCCTTGTACTCCCATTTTACAGTGCGACTCTTGGAACCACCGTTGGTACTTGGAACCCTGGAAACGGTGGTCTTATTCCCTTCCAGTCCCCCTTTTCACCAGCGGGGGGTGGTCCCACTAGCCCTATGTGCCTGATGACACAGTTCAACATCCAGATTTCTGGACAGAACGCCATCTACAACACTCAGCGTTACGAATACGAACAATTTATGAACCAGTTCAAGGGTTACGGTAGTATGAACGGCGGTCAGGAGGATGGTTGTTCCAGTGGTTTGGTGGGACAGTTTGAGTTTGACAACGAGTATAATTACTACTACGTCAATTGTGGGCGGATGCTTCCCGTAGAAGAAGCGGTCCCGAAGTCGGTGAATATCTTGGGAACCAATACCTCTGGAAAGAACATTGATATGTACATCTTCGTAGAATACGGAGTGGAAGTCAATGTGGATATCCTTACTGGAGCGAGAGTATAGATTGACACCCCAGAATTGAAAAGTCTTAAACGTAGAGGATTGAGTTCCGCTGAGAATAACAAATAAAATTGATTTAAAAAGAATCCGTCTATAAAGGATAAGATGGAACCCCAAATGACCCGAATGATGACTCCTGATGAAGCCGAGCGATTTTCCCGATTGGAAACCAGTGATGCAAAACGCAAAGCGTACAAGAAGAAATGGTACGAAGAGTGGAAGAAATCGGCAACCAAAGAGGAGATGGAAGCCGTACGCACCAAAGAGCGGGAACGCAAACGAACCGAGCGTCAAACGCTGACGGATGAAGAGCGAGAGGCGATTCGTAAAGCGGACCGAGAACGTAAGACCAAAGACAAAATGAGTGCTGAACAATTGGAAACCAGACGAGCCTATAACCGAGAGTATAAACGCAAACAGCGGGAAGCCAAAAAAGCAGAGGCAAAGCCAATCGCAGATATGGACACCGCATTGAAAGAACTTAATCAGGGTACGGCAATCTTGGCTGAAAAAACTTAAATACAAATCAACTTTAGGGAGGAGGCGAACCTCCAAAGGTCTCGTAGTTTAACTGGACAGAACGCCAAGCCCTATTAAGGCTTGTAGAATGTGGGTTCAAACCCCACCGAGACTCCTTTTTGTTAAGGTTTTTAAACCTTATTTTTTAATCTCGTCCCTTTATATGGAGGGAGGAGATTTATGGAAAAACTTCAAGTCAGCGAATCGTTATATGCTTACCAAAGTAGCCCCCAAAGTACTTACTGCTGTAGGAGCAACAATGCCTTTATTGGTAGGACAACCTGAATTGGTACCCGCAGGTATAGCCATCGCTCATTTATTGAATACCGCAGGACAAAAAGTGATAGCCCCAGCATTTGCAGAGGATGAAGAGGATAAACCACCGCCACCGAAACTTTCCAAAGTTTCACCAAAGGTGGAACCGCAGGTTCTACCCAAAACAGAAAGGTATTCAAGGTATTCTCAAAATAATATCTCACCAGATAGTAAGATGCCATACAGAAGGTCTTATGGAAGTGGTCTCCACGCTCCCCGCTCAAGAGGTTGTGGTTTTGACAGCATTTCTCCTCTCGCAAAAGCAAGTTTGGGTCACGCTCAAGCCAATTCAATGCTCGGTAAATTAGAGACGCATTTAGCAGAAGCAAGACAACACAATAAGGGGTTGATAGGAGTATCGGGTAATCTCATCAACCAATCACCACCTTTACAGTCACAGCCCCAGCAAAACTTTCAGTTCCGCCACACACTCTTTACACCTGCGTACCACCCTACCGTCTTTGGAAATTACGATAGATAATGGTTTAGTATTTTATAAATCCTAAGTAGATGGGGATAACGCCCACTGTAGGGAACGGCTTTTTCATCCATTACGAACGAGAAGGGGTAGTGATGCGGTGTCGCAAACGTACAAGGGAAGACGCTGAAAAGTGTTTGAAAAGTATGAAAGAGGACAATGTTGTTGATTTACGGTCCGTTCGTTATTATTTCCAAGGTCATCGCATCCTTATTTTACGAAAACCCAATTACACTGACCCAAAATACAGGGAGCCATACGAGGCAGAACCTGCGGTTCCGCACCTCCCTTTTTGTTAAGGTTTTCAAAACCTTAGTCTAAAGTCTAACTAACCCTACGAGTTCAAGAGTTCATCTACAAACCAGCCTTGTATAGGTAACCTCCTGAAGAGTTAGACCAGTTAGACTTTTAGTCTATTTCTTTACATACACCTCAAACTGGTGCAAACCCGACCCCATTTCCTTCATTGTCTTTTTAATGTCCTTGACGACCTCACTCGCCTCTAAAAACTTGTCGGTCAGGTGAGTATGTCGTAAGTGATTCACTGACGCTTGTTTCCCGAACATCTTTTCAAACCGTTGGTTGATTTTGATAGCATTCAAAGGGGCTTGGTTTTTGTCGTAAAGGAGGTACTCGGTAGGATTCGCTTCCACCCACTTTTTCAGGATTTTCATCAACTCTTTCGGTATCAGCAAGAGTTGTTGTCCTTTCATTCCCGACCCTTTGTACGAGTTAAACACAAACACATCTGCTTTCTTACCTTTGACATCAAAATGCAACTCGTCTCCTCGCATCGCCACCTTTTCTCGTACCATATAGTTATCCTTTTCGTAATCCACATTCTTGATTTTAAAGTCAAACCAGTCCTTGCTTCGTCTTGGAGGCACAAATAGACCTCCCGCAAGAGCCAGTAACACATACTGTTGAATGTCCTGTAAATCGCCTGTCTTGTACCAAGACGGAACTTTACTTTTCAACTCGTCGTACTTGGACTGGATTTCTTCGCCCAACAACCAGTTCGCTTCTTGTTTAGGAGTCTTTTCCTGCTTGGCTCTAGTGACCTTTTCCCGATTGATTTCTTCTTCCATTATTTTACGCATCCTTGGATTTTCGGTGACCACACACAAAGCCGAGATGGTGGTTTTGGGACGCTTTTCTTTAACGTAGTCGTACATCGCATCGCTGTTGAAATCCTCGTAGTTCATTGGTTTGTCACCATACACTTGCTTCCAGATACTCTTTAGCAAATAAAAGTAGGTGGTGATACTGCCTTCACTCAACTTTCGTTTGGATCGAATGTAATCCTTGAGTCCTTCCATCTTATATATTCTACTGGGATTCTTTTTAAATCCTAATTCTACACAAATGCGTAATTTTTGGATTATAAGTTTCTGTAGAGAGTGTAGATGATTCGCAGTCTAGCCAACGATTTAACCTTTGGACTTTCTAAGGAACAACAGGTCATTGAACGCCTCAAGTCGCATTTTGGGGACGAGACGATTCTAAAGACAGAAGATAAGTTCTGCCTTTACGATGCTGTAGGAAGAGACTACAAGTATGAAATCAAAAGCCGAAGAAACGGCAAAAGGGCATACCCCACCACCATTATTCCTTGTCACAAGGCTTTGCCCGATACCGTTTTCATTTTCAACTTTAGGGACCAGTTGTGTTTCATCCATTATAACCCCGACCTCTTCAAAACCTTTAGGACCGAAATGATTTACGCAGACCGTTCTAACCCTACGCCTCCCTCTTTGCATTTTCACATCCCGATTGACCTCCTGAAAGATATATCCGTTTGAGACTCGGTCTAACGGTCTAGTCTAACCTCCGTTTTCAACATACAGCCATATGGACCCGATTTTTCCAACGGCAAAGTTTTTTTTCGTTAGACTTTTTAGGTGTTTTAGACCAAGTAGAAAACATACAGCATACCAGTCATATTTTTATCAAATAACACTTCGCAACCCACATCATCGTTTCTTTAGACTCGGTTTAGACCGCCGAGTTAGACCGCCTAATTAATATCCAATAATTATTTAAAGACGACTCAATAATGATTGGTATGGAGGCTAAACCCGCTGTGACCTTACCCGATGGGACTGTAACCGTTGTACCGCATTACAAGGAAACTAAATGGTACAAGAAGCAAAAAGAGAAGCAGACCGCCGAATATGAAAAATATGGAGGAAAACCTGTAGTGAGAATCACTTGCGAGTGTGGTTCCAATATACAGGTTGTTGGCTATTACACTCACATTAATACAAAAAGTCACATAGAAAAAATGAAAGTCGTAGTAGCCAATTACAACAAAACCGACGATTGACCTTCAAATCTTTTCGTCTTCGCCGTAGTCACTTGGATTCAAAAACTCATCAAAGTTTTTACGAAACTTGTGCAATTTATCGGCTTCCAAGTCTAACATTAGACAGTTCAACTTCTCGTCTGTGGAATAGTCATACATCGCCATCAACTGTTCTTTACTGACTCCCAAGCCAAAGTTACGTAGAATGTCCTTCACTTCTCGCACTCCGCCAATCTTCAAAAACACCATATACGAACAATTCTTGCGAATCAGTGAGGGAATGTCAAAGTAGGATTGACTTAAATAGGCAATGGAGCAGTTCAATTTACGACAACGGATATAGTAGTTGATGATGGGTGTTTGGTCTTTTTCCAGCAAAAGGTCATCAACTACCACCAAATGGTTGGTTTTCTTGTCCATCTTGTCCAGCACAGGCAAAGATTTGATGCCTTCTTTGATGACCACATCAGGACACTTTTTGGACAAGTATTCGTACAACGGCTCTTTTGCATTTCTTGTGATGATGTCAATTGTTTGGAATGTTCCCTTGCCTTGACTAAAAATGGATATGAGGTTCAAGATAAAGTTCGTCTTACCACTTCCCGACGGAGCGGACACACACATACGAAAAGGCAAACTGATATGATGTAACTCTTTGTTAGGGTTCTCTGCTTTGTCCAGCATCTCGTCAGGCATTGACTCATAGAAGTTCTGTATCATTAGTATAAGTTGATATTATTTTTAAAATATCTTACCTTATAATAATGGCTGAACTTGTCGGGACCACCTATCCCCTTCCTAAAAACCAGTTGAGTATTTACAATTCCAAGGAGTTTATCCCGCTGGATACAACGACTACGCTCATCAACGACTTGGTGGTGAGTATAGAGACGAACAATGCGAACCAGACTTCTCAATTGTCTGCAAACGAGGCGAAGTACAACGATTACTTTTTAAACAACCCCATCTTAACCACCATCACCCCTAATTTTAATTCCGCCCTGCCTCCCAATACGACTTTTACCGTCGCCAGTTTCCCGACCGTTCTCAACCGAGTGTATGTGTGTCAGTTACAAGGTGTGCTTGAAACGGGTAGCATCAACACCACTTTTGGATTGTGGATTCAAGGGATAGATGCGACCACTTCAGCGGTACAATTCCGTCAATTTGCATACGCCAACTACAATGCGAGTCAGCCAGACGAAGCATTCACCATTAACCTCAGCAATAGTTTTATCATAACGGGTACAGGAAACACAATGGATATCCAATTACAAGCGACATTTTCGGGTTCAACTCCATCACCTATCGCCCTATTGTTTCCTCCCGTTGGTTACTTTCCTTTGGGGAACTTTGCAATTTCTACCCCTCTGCTTACGGTGATGGCTTTATAAGCAGAAACTACGTTTCCGCACCTTCCTTAAAGGGGTCGTAGGACCTTGGTCCTACAGCCAAAGCACTTGGATGTTATTTAGGGTAACCAGCCCCCCAAACATAGTGTTGGGATTTTCAACGTAGGTACCGATTCCATTCACATTAAAAGAGATGGTCCAAGGCAAACCATTCCCTAAAGCGTTAAAGGTAAATTGAGTCGTCAAAAGGGTTTGTTGGATGTTCCCAGTAGTATTGGCTCCTCCTTGATTCCACTGCTGGGTTTGTGACGGTACGCCGTTATTGACCAAACTACAAGTCAGTTGGGTAAGACTGCCTCCGTTACTGGCTAAATTGAAAAAGACATAGACCTTGAAAGGGACGTTTGTAGGAGGGGCTTGACCTAAAGGAGGTAACGCATAAGTGTAGGTTACGCTTTGAGAATACGTTGTGGCTGTGGGAACGGTGGTTTGAAAGAACTGCCGATACGAGTCAATCAAGACAGTGTTTTCTTCAAGTTGAGCATTGTTGAGTCCCACCTGTTGGTTAATCTGTACTAAACCCGCTACATTGGTAGAGGGGACAATGAGTTGAAACTCCTCCGCATTGAAGATTGAAAGGTTGTGGGCAGGGGGTTCATAGTCTGTCATTAATATCTGTAGATATATTAATGGTTCAGTATTTACCGCCGAACGAGTACTTGTCTATCTTCAACTCTGCTAATTTTCCTATCAAGGGAACCAATGTAGTAAAAACAGACGCAGACATTGCGGTTTTACAAGCCCAAACGGATGCTTTGACCATAGCCATCAACGCCGAAGCCGTCAAGTTTAGTCAAATTATCAGTTTTATTCCAGCAACGATTCCTCAAAGTTATATCTTTCCTTTTAATTACACAGGTGATTTGTTTGCAACTTATCCCTCTCTCGTCCAATTCCAGCCTTTTCCCTCACTACCTGACACTCACTATTGGATAGCCAGTTGGTCACTCAATTTCATCCAACAAGGGACTCCAATCACTGTTCAGGGTATAGAGGGGACCAATGATTGGACGAACACATCCACTGCTTGGACAGGGTTTGGAACCAACAACAACTTCAATCCCGCAATGACCATCAACCTCCTTGCTTTAGGAACCAACATCATCCCCACCTTTACCTTTAACCTCCCTGTTTTCGGCACTGCCTACGTCACTAACCCCAACACCTTTAACATATATGGATGGAGTACCCTCATTGGAATACAGAAAGACATCTAATAAAAAATGTCTGTTCTTAGTATATGAGTCTCTATCCACCACCGACAAGCAACGTCCAGATATTCAACCCCTCTCTTTTCACCAACTCTATTCAAGGTGGCGGATTAGGTAACGTTGGTACGGGTGGTTCTTTCCTGTCGTATCCAGTGGCTCAAGGAGCCGAGACCTTTATAGGTCCCTTGAATACTTTGACCTTGGATTCTTCAGGCATCGCTTTGGGTGTCATTGTAAGTTCTATCCAACAAGGAATCGCAATGAACGGAACGGGGTTTGCTTGGAACAATGGAGCCACACTGGCGACCATCACCTGGCAAACCTTAGCAGACCGAATCCAGTACGCAAACGCCATTTCACAGCCCACCAATGCAACCACTCTTAATGTAAATAACACTGTACGAGTCCAAAACGGTGAAACCACTACATCCCCTACTCCGTACGTTGATATCATAGCGGGTGCGACCACCAGCATTGGTTTAACAGGAAACCAAGGAACCGCAGGACAAGTCTTGACATCAGGTGGTTCGGCAGGTAGTTTGACTTGGGGTAGTGGAGGCGGTGGCTCTGTAGGTACTTTACAGGATGTCATCAACAACAGCCCCGATTTACAAGCAACTCCTCCCACCACCAGTCAAGTCATTCAGTACAATGGTACCAATCCAGTATGGGCGACTTTACCCACTGTTGTCCCTACCTTTCAGCAGGTCTTGACGGCGGGGAATACGGCGACCTTACCCGTAGCAAGTTTCGGGATAAATAATTCAACCACTTCTCTCTCTTCCAATGTTTTTGCGGGGTCTGTTGATTGTGAGTTTGATGACGGCATTACTGCTCAACTCACTTCTTACACTTATAACGGAGCGGGTTCAAACGGCTCTTATACTTTATCCACAACGGGTGACCTCTCTTTATCGGGTAATAATTTTATAGCAAGTCCCGATAATCTTAAACTACGAAATCCTACGGTAGGAAATACGACCACCCCGTCCCTCATATTAGAGAATACGAGTTTGACGGCGGGGACGACGAATGGTGTGCCGTCTATTGAAACCGACAAGAGCGGACGAAATGGAGCAAACAACGACATCATCTCAGCGACCTTAAACTACGCCAAAAACTATGCGGGAGTGAAAACCTTATTTAGCAAAATAGAGAGTGTCATTCGTAATACGTCATTGGGAAATGACGACGGGGCGATTGGTATTTTTGCAACCCTTAACGGGGCAATGACCGAGTTCTTCCGCTTCAACGGTGCCGACGGTGAGAACAACAGTTTTGTCCCGTTGGATATGAATAATCAAGTCATTAAGACTTCTACGGGCAAACTGGAAATGAACGGGACTTCTTCAACGGGCAGTGGTCAAGTGGTTCTTACGCCTAAATCAACG